TCTGGTGGCTGTTCCCCTGGAGCATCGCCCGTCAGCTGCACAAGAACGCCGTGGCCCTCCGCCAACTGGCCGACACCGAGAACGCCATCAACCGCACCCTGAAGGCCGAGGTCACCCGGCTCGCCCATTCCCGCGACCACTGGCTGGCCAAGCACGACCGGGCCTATGCCGTCGCCATGCACAACGAGCGCGTCATCGCCCGCCTCGAAGACAGCATCACCCGCGGCGCCATCACCCCCGACGCTCACCCCCATGAGTAGTTTCCGCCACCTCGACGGCATGGTCGCCCTGTTGTCCGAAATCTACGAAATCAACGAGCGCATCATGACTGGGGACATCTGCTCCAACAAGACGGCCATCGCCTCCGGCCGCATGAAAAAACTCCTGCACCACTATCACGAGGCCCTGCACGAGGACGGAGCCGTTAAGGTATCGCTCCAGGCTTACGCTGCCGCCGGCGGCTGGGTCGGCATCCAGTACTCCTATGAGCTCGACGGCTTCGAGGTCGCCGGATCACAAGTCCCGAGACGCGTATGAGCGACCTAGAACTGACCATGATGCGCCGCGTGGGCGAACTGAACAAGGAAGTCGCTCGCCTCAAGGCCGAGGTCGAGCGGCTGACCAAGGCCGGGGATGCGATGGCTTCATCTATTCAATTTAATGAGGAGATGGCCCAAGACTACAACGGCCCGACCATCGTTCACCAATCCGTCCAACGCTGGAACGCCGCCAAGGAGGGCAAGGGCCAGCCATGACCTTAAACCAGCGCTTCTCCGTCGTCGCCCTGCTGCTCCTCGGGCTCAACGCACAGGCCAAGACCGACGCCGCCTTCCTCGAGGCCGTCGCCGAGGTCGAGTCCGGGCACAACCGCAAGGCCATCGGCAAGGCCGGTGAGCGTGGCATGTATCAGGTCAACAAGGCCGCTTGGGACGACGCCTCCGCCCGCCTCAAGGCCGAGGGCCACTACGCCTTCCCCTGGTCTAAGTGGCGCGACGCCACGGCGCAGGACATGGTCGCCGCGTCCCACCTCCGCTGGATCAGGTCGAACTTCCACCGCCTTGGCATGACCGACCCGACCCCCGAACAGATGGCCGTGGTCTGGAACCTCGGCTGGACCGCCGCCCGCTCTCAAGGCTTCCGGGCGAACGGCTACGCTTTCCGCGTGGCTAACCTTTTCCGCTTGTCCTTAGCCAAGCCGCGTTAAAGGGTCTTGCCGTGGCTCATCTCATCGTGGCAATCGACCCTGGCGTAAACGGCGGCATCGTCTGGTCGGCAGACGGCGACCCGGTGGAGTGCGCTAAGATGCCCGGCTCTGATGTCGAGGTCTGCCAACTGCTCGCGGATCTCAGCTGCAAGGCCAAGGACGTCTCGCTTTACCTTGAGGAACCCCCGCTCTTCGCCGGCAAGAACATCCCCGGCTCCGCCATCGGCAAACTCATGTGGAACACCGGCGTCCTCTACGGCGCCGCGGTCGCCATGGGCTGGAAAATCCACCGCATCCGTCCGGCCATCTGGCAGAAGACGCACACCTGTGGCACTAAGGGCGACCTGACCACGACCCAGTGGAAGAACAAACTCAAGGCCCGCGCTGCCGAACTGTTTCCCTCGGTCGACGTCACCCTCTGGAACGCCGACGCCCTGCTCATCTTCGACTCCGCCACCCGCGGCGCCATCAACTGAGTTAACATAACTCGGTAAGACCCTTTACTTTGTAACCTCTACCCTCACATGAAGAAAGACCCGAAACTCCCCGCCGACTACCGCATCATCGCGGACTCGTCATACATCGTTTTACCCGATCAGAAGGTCGCCCGCCTCCTGACCCCGACCGTCCGCAACGGCGTGACGTACTACAACCTCTTCGTCCCCGACTACACCCGGATGTCCCTCGCCGACATCGAGGCCACTATCAAGGCCGGTGAAGTCACGAAGGCCGAAGCTACTAAATAATCTCCCATGAGCACCAAACCCACGCCCCCCACCTCCGCCACCGCCTCTCTCGTCCAAGCGCTCGCCGCCCTGGACAACGTCAAGGCCAACAAAGTGAACCCAGCCTTCAAGGCCAAGTACGTCTCCCTCGACGCGCTGCTCGACGCCATCAAGCCGGTCCTCCTCGACCACGACCTCGCTCTAATCCAGACGCTCGTCAGCCAGGAAGGAAAGGTCGGCGTCTCGACCGCCTTCCTCCACGCGTCCGGCGAACGCTTCGAGTTCGGCACCCTGCTCGTCAAGGCCGAGGGTCTGACCGCCCAGCAAATCGGCGGGGCCATCACTTACATCCGCCGCCAGTCTATCCAGACCGCGTGCGGCATCTCGGTCGACCTCGACGACGACGGCGCCGTGGCCTCTGGCTTCCGTTCTGCGGCCTCTTCTCCTGCCGCCCCTGCCTTCTCCCCCACCCCCCGCCCGCTGACCAAATGAGCAAGCCTGACTTCGACCCCTTCGACCCGGTCTCCGCCGTGATGGGGGCCCTGCACAATCAGAACCTCGCCGCCGCCGCCGAAGCCCGGGCAGAGAACCAAGCCAAGACCATCTCCGAGATGCGCTACGCTGGCAACGAACTCGCCCGCGTCATGGAAGATATCCTCGGGTCCGACATGATCACCTGTCAAATCTCCCGCGCCGTGATGACCTCCACCATCGCCAAGTGGAAGAGCGCCAAGACCGGGCAACTCTGATGGCTGACGTTCCCAAGGGCATCGAGCGCATCGCGGCCACCGTGCCGAAGCAGTACGCCCTGCTCCTCTTCCTCGACGGCTTCCCGTACGTCGAACTAACGGCCCGCAAGCACGCCGACTTCCTGACCGACCTCAACGCCTGGAAGCGCAAGACCTACCCGTCCCTGTCCCGCTCCGCCGTCCGCTTCTTTACGCTTGCCCCTAATGGGGAGATAAAGGAACTTACCTTCACGCCCACCCGCTCATGACCAACCGCGACTCAATCAAGCGCCTAGTGGAAAACATCACGGGCTCGTTAGTCACCGTCCAGCACATTGCCGGGCGTTACGAACAGCACGACGCCGACCTCATCACGCTCTCCGACCTGAACCGCTCGGCCATCACCGAACTTCAGGTCTTCGCCGATCAGATTGATACCGCTGACGAGTCCGCCCAGGTCAAGCCCCTCCATGACCGCGTCCACGTCCTCGTCGTCCAGCTGCGCGTTCTGCGGAATACGCTCGAGGCCATGGAGAACGCCGCCGAGGCCGCCCTTGAAGACGTGCGCCGTATCTCCGCCTCTGTCGAAGAAGCCAGCCCCGAAGATGACAGCCTGTGAACTCTGCAAGGGTGCGTGCTGTGAGAGCATCCTCCTGCCCATCGACGCGTCCCCGACCACCACCGAGTTCTACACCGCCCGCGGCGAGGTCTTCATGATCGTCGGACGCACCTTCGCCGAACTGCCTTCCCGATGCCCGCACCTGTCGCAAAGCGGCAAGTGCAAGACCTACGCCAACCGCCCGGTCGCCTGCTCCCGCTTCGCCGTGGGCTCGACCATGTGCGTGACCGCCATCCAGCGCCGTCGACCCGATCAGGCCGACGCCATCATGGCCCTTCTCTGACCTTTCCCACCAACACCCAATAACACACCCATGCCCGACCTCATCACCGAACGCGTCATCTATGACGGCATCCAAGCGCTCAACCAATCCGGCGCTAAGGAACTGCTCAAGTCCCCGGCCCACTACCAGGCTTACCTCTCCCGCACCCGCGAAGAGTCCAAGGCCCTGCGCGTAGGCACGGCGGTCCACAAGCTAGCCCTCGAAGGGCTGGACGCTTACAACGCCACGCACGCCATCGCCCCGGACGTGGACAAGCGCACGAAGGAAGGCAAGGCCGAGTGGGCCGAGTTCGTCACCGCAAACGAAGGCAAGGCCATCCTGACCGCCGAAGAAGGTGCTCTTGTCGACGCCGTGGCCAACTCCGCTGCCGCCTGCATGAAGAACAACGGCATCGTCCTCTCGAAGACCGAAGTGATGTTCACCGCTTTCATCGGCGATACCCTGGTCAAGTGCGCCATCGACGGCATCTCCGACGACGGCTATATCTACGACCTGAAGACTTGCGAAGACGCCAGCCCGCACGGCTTCCTCCAGTCCGTCCGCAAATACAAGTACGCGCTCCAGGCTTACTTCTACCGGCACGCCGTCGAGTCGGCCTACAAGTGCCGCGTCCTCGGCTTCCGCTTCATCGCCGTCGAGAAGGAGCCGCCCTACGCCCACGCGGTCTACGAGCTAGGGCCGGAACTGATGACCGGCGCCGCCTTCGACTTCGAGCGTGCGCTCACTCTATACAAGGACTGCACCGCGTCAGGCAACTGGCCCGGCTACCAGACCGAGATCACCACTATCGACATCGCCGCCAAGCCCAGCGCCGCGACCAACATCAACTTCGCCTAATACCATGACCACCGATAACAACGACCGCCCCCCGCTCACGTCCATCAGCACGAACGGCACCTACAAGCTGAAACTCATCAAGCCCAAGTTCGAGAAGGTCAAACAGTGGGAGGACGGCACCTCGTCCGCCCGCCTGTTCTTCGTCGACGACAAAGGCTTCTGCCTGTCCAAGAACTTCTCCAGCAAGTACGGCAAGGCGCTGGCCATGTTGGTTGGGAAGTTCAGCGGGAAGTACACCAACGAGATCAGGCTGGATGCCACCCCGGCAGAGTACTTGGAGTACCTGTCCCCCGCGTGCGGCCAGACCATCCTCGTCGGCGTCGAGGTCGAGGCCAACGGCGAGTGGCAGGGTAAGCCTCAGTATAAGTACAAGATGACCTACCCGAAGGGCTCCCAGAAGCCGACGGTCCCTGACGCGCTGCCCCCCGAAGGCGTCCCCTTCTAACCAGCCATGGACCAAATGGAAGCATACGAGTTTTTCATGGAAGTGAAAAACAAAGAGATTCAAGAACTGAAAGACAAGTTAGAGCGAACTAACGCCTCTTGTAACGCCATGATTAATGCAGGCATGAGAAATAGGAAACGTCTTACAGAAATTGGGGACGAAATGGCAGAGTTTATGACCATGGCAATTGATACTCCGCACGAACTTATCCCGAAAAGAAACTTCATAGTTAACTCTTGGGACGCGGCAAAAAATGGTCGCAACCCATGACCGACGAAGCACCCGCGCCGATGTCCGCCCCGACGCTCGTCCTGATCGCAGGCTACGCCAGGGCGGGCAAGGACACGCTCGCCTCCGGCATCCTCGAGTGGTCCCAGCGACCCGCCGAGCATATCAACTTCGCCGACGCGCTCAAGGAGGCCGCGAACCATTACATGGATTACCTCGGCCTTGACGGCAACTTCTTCAAGGAAGACTTCAAGGTGGATAACCGCGACTTCCTCGTGCACGCGGGCAAGTTCGCCCGGCGCATGGATCGGGACGTCTTCGCCCGCCACTTCGCCAACTGGTGCCCGGTCATGAAGCACCACGACCAACCCTCCCCCGAGACGGTCGTATGCTCCGACTGGCGCTACGTCAACGAGCTGCGCGTCTGCCAAGACATCCTCTGGGAGAAGGGCTGGAAGGTCCGCACCATCTACGTCGCCACCGCTGGGGTCGGTCCGGCCAACGACGAAGAGCTCGACAGCATCGCCGAGATACGCGCGTCCCACCTTTTCGACCAGGAGTATATCTTCAGGCCGTCCTCGCGTAACGCGATCATGACCGAAGGCAGAAACCTCGCCCGCTCATGGAAACTCTGAACCCCGACACGCTGCGCTGGGCCACCAAGGTCGGCATCACCCCTGACCGCTTGGCCTTCCTGCTCGCCTGCCCCAAGTACACCCGCACCGGGCGAAACGACAAGCCCGCCTATATCAAGGCCGAGAACCCTAACCACCACCTCCAGAAACTCGGCGACTGCTACTGGTTCCGCCTGCGTCGTCGCGGCAAGGACATCGTCGAGAACATCGCCAGCGACCTCGAGACCGCCCGCAAGCGCCGTGACGAAATGCTCGCGGCCTTCGACGCGGGCAAACCCATCCCTTACATCAACGTCCGCTAATGAGCACGCCCACCCGCTTCGTCGCTTTCGGCGATAACCACGGCGACATGGCCGACGAGAACGCCGTCGAGGCCCTCGTCGAGTTCATCAAGGACTACAAGCCGACCGTGCGCGTCCACCTCGGCGACTGCTTTGACTTCCGATCACTGCGCCGTGGAGCCGGGCAGGATGCCGAAGGCGCCGAGTCCCTCATCTCCGACATCGAGGCCGGTGAAGCCTTCCTTGAGCGCACGAAGCCCACCGTCTACCTGATGGGCAATCACGAGCACCGCGCCCAAGCCCTCCAGCATACCTCCGGCTCCGCCCTGGTCCGCGACTACTGCGCCGACCTCGAAGCCCGCATCAAGACCGCCGCGAAGAGCTGCGGAGCCAAGACCATCCTGCCCTACCACGCCGAGAAGGGTGTCTATCGTCTCGGCCAAGTCGCCTTCATCCATGGCTACGCCCACGGCCTCAACGCCACCGCCGAGCAGGGTAAGCACTACGCTGACCGAGGAGGCGCTCTGATCCACGGCCACACGCACACGCTCGCCCAGGTCAACTTGACCAAGGCCGAAGGCGGCGCCGCTTTCTCCGCCGGCTGTCTCTGCCAGAAGGACGCCATGGCCTACGCGTCGCACCGCCTGGCAACCTCCCGCTGGGGCTCAGGCTTCGCCGCCGGCTGGGTCGACGGCAAGGACTGGAAGGTCTGGCTCGTCCACCGCGTCGGCTCCCGCTGGGTCTGGACCACCGACCTCAAGGTCTTCACCCCGAAGGCCCGATGAAGCGCTTCGACGCCCACGCCCTCGTCGCCGCCCTGGTCAGCGAACCCAAGGACGCCCCCGAAGGCTGGCTCAAGACCGTCGAGGTCACCCGCCTCCTAGGTTATCGGACCCGGGCAGGAGTCGCCCTGCCAATCGCCCGCATCGTCAAGGCAGGCTTCGCCCAGGAGCGACGCATCACCCGCAGCCGACTGGCCTACAAGCTGAGCCCTCGCTTCAAGACCTGGGCACAGGCGAACGAAGCCGCCATCGCCCTTGAAGCCTTCAAGGCGCCCGCCGGATGGGTCAATCTCTCCGACTACGCCCGCAAGCACCGGCGCACCGTCCGCGGCATCCAATACCGCATCGACGCCTCCATGATCCCTGTGCGCATCTTCCGCACCCCTCGCCCGGTCCCGCACTATCGCAAGTCCGACCTAGACCGCATCCTACGCAAAGCATCTTGACCACGGGCACCCACGCCCACAAACCCCAACCCTCTCTTCCATGATCCCGCCGAATAACGTCGCCGCGGAACGCCACCTGCTCGGCGTCCTCCTACGCGAAGCCGCCCACCTACCGGGCGACCTCCAGCCTTCCGACTTCTTTGAGCCAGCCCACCAAGACATCGCCGCCGCCATGCTATCGCTGGCCGTCGACGGCATCGCCCCTGACGAGCTGACAGTATCCCAGCGCTTACGCCAGGCTAACAGCCCGGTGACCGAAGCCACCGTCTCGCTCCTCGTCAGCGACGCAGGCCAAGCCACCTTCCGCCTAGAGCACGCCGACATGATCGCGGACGCGGCCATCCTCCGCCGTGCCCTGGTCGCCGCGGAACAGGCCACCGACCCCGACACCCTGCTCGACCATTATGCCACCATCGCCGAAACGCGCAAGGGGCGTAAAGCAAAGCACGGCCCGCAGCGCATGGACTTCGACGCGCTCATCTCGGCTGACCGCAAGAACGACCCCAACTGCATCCTCGGCAATCACCGCTGGCTCTGCAAGGGTGGTTCTCTCCTGATCGTCGGCCAGTCCGGCACAGGCAAGTCCTCCCTGATGATGCAGGCCGCCGTCCACTGGTGCATCGGCAAGGACTTCTTCGGCATCAAGCCTGTCCGTCCCCTGCGGGCCATCGTGCTTCAGGCCGAGAACGATTTTCTCGACGTAGGGGAAGCCCTCCAAGACGTCATCGCCGGCGCCTACCTCGACAGCGACGAACGCTCTCAGCTGCGCGACCACCTCGCCATCTTCCGCGACACCGTCAGCACCGGCACGACCTTCACCTCGGCACTGCGTGACCTCATCATCGAGCACAAGGCCGACATCGTCTTCGTCGACCCTCTCCTGTCCTTCGCGGGCATCGACGTCTCCGATCAGGAGCAGGCGTCCAAGTTCCTGCGCCATGACCTCGCCCCGATCCTCCTCGAGACAGGCGCCGTCCTCGTGGCCATGCACCACACCGGGAAGCCCAAGGCCGCCTCCGACAAGGAAGGTCACACTGTCGCCGACCTAGCCTACGCGGGCCTCGGCTCCTCCGAGTTCACCAACTGGTTCCGCGAGGTCGCCGTCCTCTTCCGATGCCAGGGCGAAGAGCCGATCTACAAGTTCGGCCTGACTAAGCGCCGCGGCCGTGCCGGTCTCAAGGACCACGCCAACCAGTTCAAGGGCGAGATTTACATCCGCCACGCCGCCGAGAAGGGGGTCATCCGCTGGGAATACAGCCAGCCCCCCTCCGAGATTGCGTCCGATGTATCCAGCAGGGAGGCCGATTCTAGACCCGCCAAGGGGTCTCCAAGGCGTTTAGGTCTGTCGTAAGAGCAAGGACAGCCATAAGGCCACAAAAGACCGCCTAGGCCATCCTAGGCTTGACTTTGGATAAATCAATGACAGGGTAATGGACAACCTACTACACACCACTTTAACAAACCCTTTATCAATCCGTTAGAGGGGGACAAATACAAGATGCAGTCCCCCTCACCCAGTCCCTACGGCCTTGGCTGACGCCGGCCTAGGTCTGGGTCTAGAGGCAAGATACAGGGATACATTTCCACCACCATGAACAACCCGACAAAACCGCGCCGCCCTAGGCGCCTGAACAAAGCCGAGATCATCAAGGCCAAGGAACGTTACCGCGATATGTGGGCGTCCAATCGTGCCAGGATGCTTAAACTCGCCGAGCTAGGCCGCAAGGCCATCTCTGCCAAGCATGACGAACACAGGCTTTGGATGAGACAGTGGCTTGCCAAGTGTCCTTCGCACTTCAGCCGCGAACAACTACGACGGATGATTGACCGTGACCGGGCCGAGGGCGACACGGCTAAGACCGAGTCCTACGTGAAGACCATGATCCGTTACGGCTACGTCAAGTTCGACGACTCGACGATGCTCTGGGAGAATATGTATTTCAAACTATGAGCATGGACATATCACTAGGGCCTAAGATGGAACTACACGTGACAACCGCATTGGACTCTTTCCCCGATGCCATGACCAAGAAGGAACTGATTGCACATTGTGCGGCCTACATTGCATCCAACCCAGAGATATACATTACTCCTGGTTGGTTTGCTCAAATCATGATGGAAGACGGTTTGCTGTTATCCAAGCGCAAGAACAAGATCAGAGGAAGCAAGGCGTTCCTTTGGCTGAACGTTCACAAGATGGATGGCAGATACAAGGGCAGGCTAATCATCTGACCTTTGCCACTTGCCCCGCCGTCAAGATAGTTGACGCTGTGACGCGTGACACGCGCTAGGCTCAACGACCTGACGGCTCCGGCCAAGGAGGCCAAGTCGTTTGATGCCTGGTTCTTTGCTCAGCCGAAGAAGGTCCAAGAGAAGATGCGTGAGAATGGCGTGCTGCCTTACGCTGAGATGGCGCAACCTCGGCACGTCTTCAACATCGACGCCAACCATCCTGACTGGGCGTTCAACCCGACTGACATCGGCAGACGCGAAGAGGTCGACGCGTTCATCTCACGCGATCATGTGGGCGTCATGCTCAAGGGCTTCATGGATGCGCTGGCCTGCACGGATAACTTCGCCTTCCGTCGACACGTCGAGCTGATACGCTGGGCGCTAAGTCTGCCCGGCTGTCTGTCCTCTCGCCTCATCGGCAAGATGTATGGCCGCTCTCACTTCTGGATGCGTGCCAGGGCTAAAGAGATCCAGCGCACCGTGAACTCTGACGCGTGCGGATTATTTCCTCACGTGAATGCCAGACGCGGCAAGAATAAGGCGCCAAGCCCCCCGCCCCCTGCCACGCCCAACCGATGAAAACGGCCCAACCCCCCCGTCTAGGGAGTCTCCTCAGACCCCACCCCCTTGTCGCGTGGCCCGACACCACGAAGAAGAAGTGCATGGTCGAAGTGAACAATATTGGGGTTGAGCAAACCAGTTCAGAACCATGGCTCTAACCAACTCAGAACTGGGTTTGGCGCTCGGCGTCACCGCGCAACGCATCTCAGTCCTTCGACGCGAAGGCATGCCGACCGACAGCATCGACGCGGCTCGGGCATGGCGGGAAGCCCGGGCGAACGTGCAGCGGGCCGCGGCACCGAAGGCCGCACCGGCTCAGCTCGACGACGGCTCCCTGGCTGACACGATCAGCGAACATCGGACCTTGGTCAGTCGTGCGCGTGGCGTCTGGCAGGCCGCCATGGAAGGGGGCGACCCGAACCAGGGGAAGTACCAGTCGAGTTATAACGCCTCGCTCAAGACGCTGGTGGCCCTCGAGGA